CGTACTTTAAAAAATCTTGATACAGGTTTGCCCTACCCTGATAAATTAGCATGGTCTTCAGTTCTTCTTCACGTTGACGTAATTTTTCGAGGTGGAGAAAATTCTCGAGGTCAGAGCCTGTTGACTGCGAACTTCCTGATTTCTTCTGTATCTCTGCTTTTGCATCGAAATACTTTCCAAGTTGCTCTGCACAATCCGTAATGTCTTTGCCATTTTTCAACAGCTCCTTCACCGCACCAATCGCTGTGTTGGCTGTTTGAACTACAGCTATTGCCTCAAAAAGCATTACGTCACCTATCCTGTTGTGACTGATACACTCCCTACGCTCATAGTACCAGACGTTCCTGCGACGGCGGATGTGTCTAATTGACTTACTCGAGCGAATCCGTCGTGGTTGTAAATAGTGCCTGACTCTAGCCCAACATCGTTAGTTGGCAGATTCGTGATGGTCACTGTCGTGAAGCGGGAGTCACCCGGATTTTCTATTTGTTGCAGAAATAGCGAAAACGACCTCACTACCTCTGACATGTAGTTTTGACTGTACTCTTGCGGCGGTAACGGAAACTGAGGTTTGACTAATCTACGAGACATAGATTATGCCTTCCCGCCGTATTTCTTTGATTTTACTTTTGTTCCCTTGTATTTACCACCAGTCCTAGCGATTTTACCTTGTGCTTTACAAGAAGCTATTTGAGTAAATCCCTTCGGGTTTTTACAGTTTTTTGCTTTTGCCACATAGCCTCCAGTTACATATCGTAATTTAAAGTAATCTCATCACCTTCCTGTATTTCGCAAAGTGTCATCAAGTTGTAGACCCGATAATCATCCCAGTCTTGAGACAACACTAAATAACAGTTGGGTTCCTCTGAATGGTTAATAAAGCCACCCAGAGGGGTTCGTATGTACCCAGCAATCATAGGTACCTTAATATGCGTACTACCCAAATCGACAGCTTCCTCTATGCTTTGTGTCGCAAAAACGCCGAGACCGTCTATCTCGCTTTCACCGACTGTTACTTCATCGGGTAAGGGTTTGTAATAAAATCTATCGTATCTAAGCCTTGCCAAACTGTCTCCTGATTGCCTCTTTGCCGCGTTTGGCTATTTTAGCTTGCTCTTCTTTACCGGCCACCTTTGCTCTTTGTTCCATCACAGTGAGTATCTGTATCTTTCTCGCAAACGGTTTTTTAACTTTTTTAACCTTTGCTACAGTATCTCTAGCATCTTGAACAGTAGCGTATTTTATTCTGACCGTATCCTTCGGGTTTTCATCAGTATATAAGCGTCGGCCAGAACCCTTAGGTTTTTTACCTGTGCCGACCTTTGGATCTTTTGCCACTATCTTCTTCCATCTCGTCGAATATCTATGCGCGGTGTACCCAGTCTCCATTTAACACCTAAACTTGAGGACTGTGCGCGTAAGGCCACGGATCTTCCCCTCAAACGGATGTGGGCTTGATCCGTAAACTGCTCTACTGGCACCGTCGCTGATCTAGTAACCGTAGATGTTTCAGTAGATCCATAATCAGTGCCGGGGAAATTCCTTGCTTTTAACACCAAATCCATCGCTGGAGAATCTGCGGTTGACTGTTCAAATGACACATCCGGCAATATCCGCCTGATGAAAGAAAAACTGTCTCCATCATCGATGTCTATTTGACTGCTTTCTGCGTGAGCCGATATTGCGCTTACTGGGTTTGTTGAGCCATCGTCAAATCCTTGCTCGTGTAAGAATAAGAATCCACCTGATGCCGCTATCGGATTGTCGTTTATACCTCTATCCATCCAAGCCGTTCTAGCGAGATTGCCGAAATACCAAATATCCTGTTGATAGTTATAGATAACATATTTGTCATTTAGGTCAGCGTCATTGCTTGGGTAAAACCACCAAACCTCATTGAAGGAAGAATTGACACCCGAAATCACCTGATCTGTCTGCTCAGAATTAAAATCAGAGAATACAAACTCTTTAACGCTACAAGGGATTTTGGTGACTCGTCCGTCGTATCTGTAAAAGTCATTCTTACCCATCCAGAAGACAACGTCGTCTACTGATATAGCCGCGTTGATACCCATAATCGTTGTATTGTCAGACACTTGCGACAAACCAAAAGTAAAAGGAGGTCCGACATTTTGCAGGGCATGTAGAGACTCTTCAGTAAACACTAGAATCTGTTGTCTAGTCTCCACAGCAGTGATAATCCTAGATCCCGATCCAAGCCTAAGATCTCCCGCCTCATTCTCAGGAGTAGATGTAAAGGTTAGTATGTCTTCCTTGTCAGAAAAACGTATCAACAGAGGATCTTGCACACCAATATCATTAGCTGGATCAGCACCGAAAGCAATCAAGAAGCGTTCATCTGAAACAATAATTTTTCTTGCTATCGTAGGGACCGCACTATCCGCGCCAGCAACATTTTTCAATTCTACACACCGCGAAAAACCTCCAACAGACGCACTGGTGCTTTTATCCCAAAAAAATATTTGTCCATCGACAGCAGACAAAACAAGATCCTCACCGAAATTATCCTGTGTCCAGATGCGTAATCTATCCTCTGATGCTGTCGCAGTAGTCCCTGAGTTCCACGTTTCTCGACCCCAAGTTCCTGCACCCCATCCATTTCCTGCTACTACAGTGTCGAGACCAGAATTGATCTGGTATGCCGCGACCACAGAGCTACCGCCGTTACCTGTATCGGATGAATTAGCTAACACAGCGGATGGACTCAATGTCCCGTCCACAGTGATATTGGGTATAGAGGTGTCTTCGGCGCGAGCAGTTATAGTAAAGGTGTTAGAAGACGGAACGTCTTCGACACGATATTCTTGATTCAAAACTGCGGCGGTTATATTACCGCCGAGCGATACAGCACCACTGAATGTCACAAAAGCCCCTTCCGTCGCACCGTGACTGGCCTCTGTGACTGTGATGGTAGATGACCCATTAGTAGCCGCAAAAGTGGCATCACCTGATCCAGTGGTAAGTCTTAGTGGCGTAATATCATTATAGCCACCACCTTCCTCTATATAATATTTTATTGGGGTGCCGACGGATATGTATTGAGAGCCATCCAAAGCAACCCAGTTATGCAAAGATCTTGGGCTACCTAAAAACGATGATATGCTTTTTTTAATCCAACCGCCTATCTTTTCCACATAACCTTGGCGGAATCGAATTTTATCGCAATCGAACCAACCGCCCTCGTTAGAATAAGATGTAGACTCTCTGTTGATTCCGGGCCTAAAAGATAGTTTAGATAGCGGCATAGGAAAAATTCCCCTATAGGTGATTTTTATTACCCGGTTCTTACAATGATCGAAATCAAAAGAATGATTGTTGAACCGGCAGTGCCGATTATAATCATTTCTATCCTTCTAATCCTTTCAATAGTTTCTTTCCATCTCTCAGCGCAAACAGCTTCATGGGTGTCGATCTGGCCTTTTACGTCTTGCACGGTCACTTTACGCATCAGATTTCATCAGGCCAATCATGGATTAGTGCATTCCCTGTAGGATTCCCATCTTTATCTACAGGAACATCGTACAGAGCCATGAACTTTGCTAGCGTATCGCAAGCTGTTATTGCATCTTCGATAGTTTTGCTCTTAGCGCGGACAGCCGTTCTGTAATCTGTAACGGTACTTGGTATCGCCGTTCCCGCCTCAGTCTTGCGCGTAACATACCAGTCACTTTTTGATAATCTCGTTCTCGCTGTTTCTTTGCAGTTTCTGATTGCGACAGTTTTCAGTCCCTCCTTAATCATGACGTTTCCGTTTTCGTCTTTAATTTTATTACCATCATCATCGACAGATTCTCTATCATCGATAGGTTTTTCTATAAGATTCTTTTCTTCTGCATCCCATCCTGAATAAAAGCGGTTGTCCCATGTTTTGGGATCAGCAACGAAGGTTAACCCCATAGCTTTTTTCTTATCATCTGTCCACCTTGCCCACACCCCCGGATGTGTCACACCATTATTATCAGTGAATGACTTGCCTTCTCTAATAATTTTATCGCCTAATTTCCACATTATTCTGTTCCTCCGTTGGCGAACTTAAATGGCTGGTCTGCGAACGCCATGTAGATATATGACTCACCTGTTGTATTGATATCTCCAGACCCACCACGAATCTTGAACCCATTACTCAAGAACGAAATATCATGATTGGTTGCGTCTGTTTGTTCTACAGCCGCAGTGTTCGCCCTAAGATACACGCCATTGTCAGGTGTCCGTTTATTGTCATACATGACCCATTCACGCCCAGCAGAAGTACCTTTGATCATCAACCATCCCACTCTGAATCCGGTATATACAAAAGGAGAGGTGTTTTCGAAATCACTTCCGATCACATTGTCGTCATAACTTCCAAACTTTGAATATCCAGATTTTTCTGAAAAAACATATGCAATATAGTTCTCACTAGAATTATTTGTTGCAGTGTTATTTCCAAGACCAAAAACAGATGTGGTGTTTGCCGATGTATCAAATTGCAACGTGCTTGGAAGTGCGGCGGCACCTGTTGAATTAAGGTTTAGTTTATTATCGTCTGCTAATTCTTTATGGTATACGCACCACGCTCTATCTTCACTTCGATCCTTCACTATAATCATTGCTACACTAGCACTCAGATTGTGAAATACTGTTGCTCCAGAGGTGCTGTTACCAGAATAACTCACAATAGAAAAACCAGCTTCTTGATTAGTGCTTCCCGTTGAATCGATTGTTGCACCGTTTGAACCTGCGCTATTTGAAAAACTTGTTTCAGCTTTCCACGCCCAAGCAACATAGCCTTGACTGCTTCTGTTGGTTCCACCATCGCTTCCTGTTGTAAAGCCATCTGAATCAAATGATTGCAAGGCGTTGGCTGATGTAAACTCTTTAGGAGTGTCGTTTGGGTGTAGAGTTTTCGTCGCTCCACGAATGGAGTCATACGTGTAATGATCGTCGGCATTGTCTCTGTTTTTAATCCAAACCCAATCAGGTTGAAATGCAAATTTTGAGATTTCTTGTGTGCCGCTATCTCCTGTATACAATTGAGCGTCCCAATACTCCGTGGGGTTTTCTCCCTGCGCTGGGTCAATGGCTGGGTCTGGCAGATTGGCGGTGCTGAGTGCAACGAAACCGGAAGGCGGTGTGTGGGCAAAATCCCTTGCTCCAAAATTGAACTCAACAACTGAAGTTGATGATCCTGATGTATTTGTAATAAACGGAAAATAATCAGAACTAGAGCCTCCGGTGGATAAAGTTAGATCAATGGTGAACGCTCCTTGGCTAGATCCATCTTTAAAAAATGTTATTTCATTATCATCAACATTAACTGCAACACCAATCACATCTGAGGCACTGTATGATGCGCCGTAAGATGAAGCTGACGTATTAGCGATTTTTCGCCCATCGCTTAGATAAACATATCTCGACTGATTCCCACTTGTTCGCACAACAGATATTCCGATTCTGGGGCCACCTGATACGTCACTAAATGTTCCCTCAAAGAAATATTTACCAGATGCGGGAATTGCAATTGTGCCGTATGTGTGAGCTACGCTAGACCCCGGAGTGCCTAAATCAACCTTTAAATTACCCTCAGAAAGTGTGGCTTGGGCTTGGCTTTCAGCTACGGTAGTCGGACTCATCACACAGTGATTGTCGGTAGGTGAATCAGTCATATTGTCCGTTGTAGCAATATTTGTAGATGCAAAATGATTATTTTTTCCAGACGTATCTGCACCAACCGTACTTGATGATGCTGATCCGACAGATGAATTTTTGAATTGTAGACGGAAGGAATTAGCCCCTGCGCTAGTGTATAATCCAGAAGTATCCTTTGGTATCCAGATATTTTCTTTAAGCTCTCCAAAATCACTAGCATCACTCGAAGCTGAGCCACCGTCGATAAAGTTGACATCTGCAAGATAGCCATCAAAAAATGCATCTTGGCTCCCCGCCTGTCGGCATCCTATTGTGTGCTGTACAGCAGTGTTAAACTGGCTTACATAGTTGTGTACAAGGTTAGTAACATTACCAGTGAATGCAGTTATTTGATTTCCATTGACATACAGTCTAGCTCGATCCGTTCCATCTGTCGGATCGTTATCCGTAGAATCGAACTGCCACACGATATTGTACCAAGCGGCAGTATCTCTAAATACAGTATTGCCCGTGTTGGTAACTACTTGAGTACCGCTGTTGAAGTTTTGAAAAGTTATATTGTTACCGTTAAATTCTAAACCACCAAAATTATTAAAATCACTATGCCCCGCACCGAATAAAAACATCTCGCCGCTACTTAAATTAGCTCTTTTAACCCAACACGAAAATGTAAATTTTTCCTCTGTTCCCGCGCTAGATGGAGTAAAGGACAAAAACGGTGAATCGTCATCGTTAAACCGCAGAGAGTTGCTAATTTCAAACGGATAAAATGCTGTTGCCGCTTCTCCTGCCCCTGCCGCTTGGATTATGCTCATAGTTCGCCCCTAAGTCAGTATGGCTGTCGCACCGATGAGAATAGTATTGTCTCCACTGGCCGCAGTGACGTAATACGTCAAGAAATAAGTACCTGTTGCACTGATTGCGGTTAATACACTAGCGTTAATTGCAACATCTGCGTGAGCCGAAACTGTGCGATTCGAGTCGTTTACAAACTTAATACAGCCAGATTGACCAGCGGCCTTGTTGGTAAAGGTCAGCGTGACATCCCCTGCTGTTGTGGTTGTAAAATTATTACCCACAGCTAGATCGTACGTTGCATCATTTTCAGCAGTAATCGTACTGCCAACAGCCCGACCAACTACCGTCACATCATCGTTCATGGTAAAGATTGTTGTGCCTGTGGCAATAGAAGCTACAGTGCCATCTGCATCATTCTTGATAGTTACGTCTGTTGAAGATCCCTGTCCGGTTAAAATTAACCCCTCTGCTGATGTGAAGCCAATCGCCGCGTTGTCTCCAGCGGCTGTGTCACCGCTTGGTTCGAAGGTTGTTGCCGCCATCATAAGGTTACAAGTCAGACTAGTATCAGCCGCATGGGTCAGAGTGACATCGCCATCTGCACCAAAAGACAGTACAGCCGAATCAGACTTGAGTTTCAGGTCATTCCCTAAAACAGCATCTTTGGCAACTGAAAGACCACCATCTGTTTGCAATGATCCATCAGTGGTGCTGGTCGCGTCGGTAGCATCGTCTGTTTTGAGAATGCCGCCAGCCGTCAAAGCTCCCGCAACAGTCACGTTTGTTGTTCCTGTTGGGATTTCTATGACATCAGCGTCAGCGTCGTTTTTGATCGTGACATCATTGGTAGAACCCTGCCCGGTTATAATACAGCCTTCGGCAGAGGTAAAGCCCATGGCGGCTCCATCCCCTGCTGATGTATCACCAGTTGCTTGTACTGTACCAGCAGAAACAATGTCGCTTGCGGCGTTGAATGTGCCAGCAATGTTCAAATCCGTCAGCGCATCTATGACTGCCGCTCCGCTACCGGCTCCATCTAAGTAAACAATAGATGTCATGCCATTCGGTATGGTGACGGTTGCGCCCGAGCCTTGCTTGATGATGATGTTCTGAGACCCACTGGTTGCGTTCTCGATGATGTGAACACGACTAATCGTGTTTGGAGCGATTGTAATCGTACACGCTGAATCTAACGTGCCAGTGTATTGCACAAACATCGCACGAACTGGGTCTGTCGATCCATCTGCTATTGTACTGGTATGTGTGTCTGCGTTTGTGGTGATTGCTTCTGTGCCAAAGCCCAGTGCCTCACCAATCAACTCAAGGTTGGCGTTTGTTTTCGTACCCCAAGTTCCTGAGTTTTCTCCAGTTGCCATCTCCTCTAATCGGAGATCGTTTACAAAGGTACTAGCCATCTAAATCACCTTATCGATATCTCTGTGTATGTTGTTCCCGGCGCAGGGGTAATCGCTGTATATGTTGTCCCCGGCGAAGGTATTATTTGCGACCATATTAAAACACTACGGGTGGAGATTGAAGCTGTAGCTGATACCCCTGTTACTGTAATATTTGCATCGCCCGTTACGCTACTCGTACCTATCGATGATGTTATTTGACCTATTGTGTTTGTGGTAAAGAAACTACCTAGAGTTGCTGTACCGGAAACACCATTCTGTGTTTCAAAAACTATCCCTAAACTAGCAGTAGCCCCTAAACCAGTTACGGTAACATCAGCCCCAATACTAGCTGTTACCGATCCGACAGATGCCGTAGCATTTGTTCCAATCGCTACGTCGTCGCCCCAGCCGCCTTCACCCCACCCTGTGGTGGAAGAGTTCCACCCTACTCCGAGCGAGACGACTACGCTGGTCATCAGGCAATCCTGATTATTGCGTTACTCGCATCCGCTGTAGGAAATACTATCGTAAAATCGCCAGAACTCGCCGCCTTGTCTCCACCGAAATCTAAGACAGCAACCGACGTATCGCCTGTGGTGTCCTCGTTAAATATCAATGCGCCACGAACAGCCGAAATCGTTACGTTTGAAAATACCGCGTCAGCAAAATCACAAAACGCTGTCGTTCCACTTGTCGAAGGATTGACTGACGTCAACGTCACACCTTTAGCACTATAGTTTGTACCACTAATTTCGTTGCTTGTTGTGTAGGCAGTAGTTGCGGCAGTGAAGCTCGCGTTGTTGTCGTACAGGGCCAGCTTGAACGTGTTGCCACCACTTGCTAAAAAATTATGCTTTGCCTCGAGTACCTCTTTTTTGAAAGATGTACATAAAAAATTTCCACTAAAAGCCATTACAATCTCCGTATATATTCAGCCAATTTATCGTGACCCGCTTCTTTAATTGCATTGTACACAGTCGTTCGATCTGAGCGAATTGCCTGTTTCATGTACAAAACAATGATTCTCTCCAAGCTATCTCGGAAAGCCCTTGCCTGATCACGGACCTCAGGTGTCGCGTTATCGGAAACATTTAGGATCTTATCCACGCAAAGCGATGCTATTTCTTCTGGCGTATGCCCGCGATAATTCGTGGTTAGCACGGACACTTGAGGTGCCGATCCAAAATCTAAATTCATACCATTGATCATCTCGCTGTCACCCTAGATTCCCCATTGCGATAACTGTCTGCGCGATTTAAGCCTTTTCCTAAATTATACAGTTGGGATATTGCTTCTTCGTATCTCCCTTGATACATAGCGATCACATCCTGTTCACCTTTCATGAACGTATAGGCTTCCAGTAAACTGCCGTACAGCAATGCACTCTCAGCGTTGTCTCCGAACCAGCTTGTTGACGCTGTCACTATGGAGTTTGGATCATAATAATAATGGAGTTGAATCGAGTAATTCGTATCAGGAGTCGGACCTAAAATAAAATTAGACGCATCAAAAATAGCGTAAAACTTCGGCTGTCCAGTCGTTGCTATCGCAGGGAACGCCTCTCTTATGAAGTTGACATCTTTCGGCAATATAAAATGATAGTCGCTACTACCATCGATAACCGCTAAAGAAAATACAGCCAGAAAATCCGTAGGCACAGCCAGAAATCTGTCACTGGCTGTCATGTTAGCATTTACGTTCTTACGCAACTCCGGCACTAAAACAGACCGATTAATACGCTCTTCTGCCTGACGGACAAACGTGGGGATCTGAGAAACAAATGTTGTTTCTGTATTCTCAGTGTAATCCTTAATAGCCTGTGTCAGTTCTGTGTAGTTCATATCAATCCTGATATAAGTTATCAAAGGTTATCGATGGGTCCATGTAACTCGAATGTCCCTCGGCTGAGTGCAAGTGTTGACTCGGTGCAAAATCAGGTGCGCCCTCTCCTGTTCTCCATAAAGCCGGACTTGTTGCCCTCACCCGATTATTAGGGAGAGCTACAATATTACCCTGCCATTCACCCTCTTCGGTGATATACAAGACATGAGACTGTTTATGCTGATCTGCTGAATCTGCTATCTCGTGATTTGTATAGTCAACTGTAAACATATACCTCGCCTCGAAAAACTCATGGTTGATCTTCGCTAGCCATGGGCTAGAGCTTACCCTGTCAAACACCACGGTCTCGTGATGCCGGGACATGCAATCCCAAGGTTGGGCTATATGATCTTCCATCCTCTCTGGCCACTCTTCTAACGGAATATCCGCTATCAAAGCCTGTATTGGTAGACGCGCCCACATCGCGCCCCCGTGTATATTTTCACCTATAGGCGAATTTTCATCATCTATCTCACAGCCCGTAAACACCACCTGAAACGTCAACGATCTATCAGGTATTGTGTTAACTGCAAACGCTATCGCGTGAATAAACTCTCCATGATAGCGTTGATGATTACAAGTAAACTCTCTCCGTACCCAACACTTAAATTGCGGGCAATTAGAAACTAAGTAAGGCATTAGCCACCTCTAGTGAATTTTCCTCCCTTCGTAGCCGCGCCCATACCGCGAGCCACTCCACCTCTGGAGTATCCCTTAGTTCCTTTCATCATTCCACCTCTGGCCATACCTTTGGTTTTCTTCATCATTCCACCTCTGGCCATGCCTTTGGTTTTCTTCATAGCACCACCTTTAGCCATACCCTTGGTCTTTTTCATCATTCCACCAACAGCCATGCCTTTGGTCTTCTTCATGGCACCACCTCTGGCCATTCCCTTGGTTTTCTTCATTGCCCCACCGACAGCCATACCTTTCGTCTTCTTGGTCGCGCCGCCTCTCGCCATACCTTTTGTTTTCTTCATCATGCCGCCAGCCATCATCTTGCCTTTGCCATCGACAGTAAAAGCTGGGACCATTTTGCCGGTGTCTGGATCTTTAGCCATGGGCATTTTTCCGCCTTTCGACATACCCTTGGTTTTCTTCATCATCATCATGCCGCCGCCTTGGGCCTTCCTAGCCCCGGTCTTTATTTGTCCGGCTGTCAATCCAGTGTAAGGGCTTGATGCTTTCTTACCAGCCGCAGGCACCTTGAGGGTCTGGCCTGTTTTGATTTGATTGGCATTCTTGATTGATGGATTAGCCGCCATCATTTTTTTAATAGTAGTGCCGCGCTTTTTTGCGATTTCTGAAAGTGTATCTCCAGACTTCACCTTGTAGGTTGCCGCTGTTTTGGTAGATGGACGACCACCAAGTGGACTCGTTCTTCCTTTGGCGGCCATAACAGCTTGCCCGCTTTTCTTAAAAGAACCAGTACCTGATTTTGCCACTGTCCTCGCTGGAGCCTTTCTTTGGCTCTTTGGTGTGGGTGTAGCTCGACGACCTTTAGTGGCTATAGCATCAGCACCTCTGTCTATCCTTCTCTTGGATGTCCCCGCTGATTTAGCTTGCGGGCGTTTTCTTCCGGTTGGCGTTTTTTTGTCCACCAGTTTTATTCGTAAAGGCATGTTCCTTCTCCTATAGAAAGCTATGTTGTGGTCACTGTGACCGTGCCTAATGATGCAGTCAACCCCGGAGGTCCACTGAAAGGTTCTAGTGTTTCTGCATTTAACGCTGGGTAACTAAAGCTAAAACCCTGAGAAAATCTATCTGGCCTTGGATCTCTCAACGCTTGCGGATCGTTAATCCGAACACGACCCAGAAAGTTTTGCGGTTGATCAGGGTCCATGACATCACGACCAACGCGGAATCCTGTTCTGGTTCCGTCTTTGTATTCATAGACTAGATCACTCAGCTTGTACCGAAAGCCAGTCTTGTCACAAAATCCAAAAGCCTTTGAAGCCTTAGCGTAAGTTGGCATTATGAACCACCATAAAATGTGCCGAATGGGATGAATCGAATAGAAGCAGACTCTTGGTCCTCTCCTGCCGCCAATTGAAACTGGAACTCATACTCCTGCTTTAGTGCAGACACTCTGTCAGCAACCTCTGGTCTTTTCATTGCTATGTAATAAGCCAAACCAGAAACCAAGCAAGGTACAAATCTTGGCGGGACATCGGCATTACCCGTAATACCTGAGTTGATGCTGTCCATACCTCGGAGGTAAAAATGAGCCAAGGTATATGTATCGGCTGAGTCAGGAACCGGCCACAGGGTAACCGTTGTGGATGTCGCCAAGCGGCGAACAAATCCCTGCGTTGGGCGGCCCGTTGTGTTCTTGTTAGTCTGTTGTGAATACGTCGAAACACTGATTCTTTGGATGTTGGAATCGATCTGATTCGTGCCAGAGCCTGTTCTCAAGGACATCTCTAAAACATCAATAGTGCCTGTAGGAAAGGTGTAGGTGGCAGTGCCTGATGTAAGGGATATCGTGTCGGACTCTATCGTCCAAAGATTTAGCCCTCTGTTTTGCCACTCCAGAGTAATTAGGTTTAAGGATCTTCTGGCTGTTTTTAGATCGTACCCAGACCTCATCTCTAAGCCTGCTCGCTCATAAGCCTCTTCAAAAAGTTCTGGTAAGTCTGGTGTGATGACAGCCATAAATTATCTACCTGTACTTAGAAGTCTTTTTCGCAATACGCTTCGGTTGTTTAGCGAACTGCTTCCCTGCTTTCGTTGCCTTTCTTTTAGCGCGAGTGGTGGCCGCATACTCTTTATCAGACAGTGCCTTGATTGCTTTCTCCGGCAAATACCTTTCACCCGTTGCTTTTTTGCCTTGGGTCGATGGCTTCCCTGACTTCGTACGCCACTTCTGATCCGTCCAGTTTTTCAAAGACTGTTGCGATTTTTTTAACGCCATCAGTTTTTATAACCTCCGCCAGCTTTTTTGTACGCAGAGGCAAGCATCTGTGCTTTTCTTGCACTCCACTGACCGGGCCTACCGCCCTTTCCTCCAGCCTTAATACGATTGAATAAACGCTTTCTCATACCCGGCTTGGTGTAGTTACCAGCTTCGTTAACTCTGCTTTTAGACTTCTTAGCTTTACCGCCACTGGACATTTTTGCGACGAAGGATCGGTCTGGTGCCAACCTTTCTTGCTTTGCCCTGACCTCCATCATGTCTCTCTGGTCATCGCCGGTCGAGTCTATTCGATACGTTTTTTTTGGCTCATCAACCATGCGATCCCCCGTCAACTGTTTCGTCATTTGCGACCGACTGATACTCATTATTTCATAATGCCTTTCGTCATGCCGCGTTGCGCTAATCCATCCAACGCCCTACGGTCTCTTTGAGATGTTGCGGTCGCTTCCACCTTGGGTTGTGCGAACCCTTTTTCTCTCTTCGCAATATCTCCTGCCATCCTGAATGCATCCACTACACCAATAGGTTTTTTTGGGGCCTTGTAATCTGGTAAGCCAGCAACCCCTGCCATTTTTGGATTTGGTCTTTTGCGTCCTGTTTTAGTTACTCCGCCCCCCCGGAGAGGCTTCGCCGGAGCCAGTCGTTCGGCTCTAGGCGCAGGATTATTTACAGGATTACCTTTTTCATCAACCTGTTGATTGCGTGGATTTAGTTTCACTCCAGACAACTGACCAGCGGCTCCTCTCATCGCTCCACCTAGAGCATCAGCGAAACCTTTACCCATATCACCAAACGTCCCCGCCCTTTCTTTCAAACCTGCGGTTGAAAAGTTACTAGCAATAGCTTTACCGACAGAGAGTTCTCCACCTTGTTGCAAGCGTTTTGCTGGCGCAAGTTGTGCGGCTCTTGGAGCAGGGTTGGCGATTGGCCTACCCTTTTCGTCAACCTGTACGTTGCGAGGATTTTGCATAGGCTCTTCTTCTTTTCTTTTCCGGCGGCGATACGCTTTACCTAGCTGACCAGCAAGCCCAAATTCTCCAACCTCTCCGAAAACGCCTTGACCAGTAGCCGCCCCGTATAGTGGACTCAGCGTACCCAATAATGCTCGACCCCCCACTTTCATCTTTGCAACTTTCTTTAAGGTCTTTGCTTGTTGAGCATGAGCCTTGCTTGCTTTCTCAAGTTTGCGAGCAACTTTCGCTACCTGTCTGTTACTTCGTCCTTTCATCACCACTTAACCTTATGTGACCAATATTTTGCTGATAGTTTTGTTTTCGGTGCAGGGCCATGGCGAGCGTAGTACGATTTCTTCCTCGCCTTATCCTTCGCGCTCTTCGGACTCTTACCAGCACCTTTCACCCCCTGTTGACCAAATCTAATCAATTTGACCTTGTCGCCCTCTTTAGCAAGAACGGCATGACTTTTTTTGGGGTGATTCGGCGTCCTCTTGGCTTTGTTGTAACCAGAGAATGTTTCTCCCCGATACTTAATCGTCATGTAAAAAACACTGTCACTTTATCAATTGTGCCGACTGTATACTTCACACTCATGCCGCTTTTAAACAACACACCGTCAGCCGGGATTGTTCTGTCCACTGTGGTGTTATCTGTTCCAATAGTTCGTGACTGGAATAAAGACGAACCTGCTTCGGGCGTTCCATTGAAGTAATCGACATTTCCAACAGAGCCACCTGAAACAACAGACAATCCTTTCAGTCGGAGTCTCATTGATCCTCGGACTGCCTCTGCACAGAGAGTCCCTGAACCAACTTTGATGTTGGCCGCGTATTGCGCCGAACAAACCACAGAAGAAACAGTCAGAAACAACTTTGTACCAGCCACTGCTTCCGCACTGCCTGTTGATGTGATCGTTTCAGTCAACGTGTCACCAAATACATCAGTGCCTGTAATAGTGGTTGTTTTTTCGTTATCACCAGTTCCGGTGGTAGTGACAATAATATTTCTGGCTCCACCACCTGCGAAGGTGGTGTTGGCCAACGTCGCTGTCGTGTTGGGTCGGGCGGCAGTAACAATGCGATCATCATCTGACGCATTTTCATCGCTGATGAGCTTTACATTTACATCAGAACCTACCATGACAACTCTCCTTACGCAGTACCGATCAGAGTAATCACTAATTTGCCTGCTGTGTAATCAGCGTCGGTGGTCGCTCCTAGGGTCAAATATAAAAATTCATCTGCGGCTGGAAAGGCTGTAAAGAATATATTACTGCCTAAAGCCAAGTCTCCTGAATCACAAAGTTGTGTCTCAGTCAGCCCTGAAATAGCAGAGTCTTCTGTTCCTGTTCCCTCTGTTGCAGAAAACACGTTGATGTCAGGATCACCACCAGCAGGAGCTTCAAAACACTCCATACTTCCAGCAATTATCGTCCCGTTTCGAGCGGCAGTAATTTGTCCAATGTGACATGGATTAGATGTCCCATTAACCCCGATTATGTCGCCACTTGCCGTAGACCGTAGTCCCGTCAAATCGATCAGAATCGTCGTAGTAATTATCCCGCCGGTTCTTTGCACTGAACTTTTGTATACAGTTCCGGTGCCACCTGTGATACCTGTCCCCGCTTCTGTCGCCAACGTGTTTGCGTCGAAAGATGCGACACCTGTGGAACTGATACTGGATAGGGTGGTAATCGTGCCAGTCGCTGTGTTTTTGCTGATGGACGTAAATCCACCCTCTGAACGGACTGGTCCTGTGAAGGTCGTGTTAGCCATGAGTTTCTCCTGTCTTGGCTTTGTCAAATTCACCCATAGGGGAATTTGTCAGGAAAAAGTAAAGGGGGCATTACGCCCCCCACACTACTAAGATGCTCCGGGTGAACCGAAGATTCCTAGTGGATCGGATACTCCGAAAGAGTAACGCTCACGCGCCTTATAGCGCACGTTACCTGTATCGAAATCACCATCCATAGATGTCTGCATCGGTGTCCGCTCAAAGTGCTTCAGACCGTTTGGTACATCTGTGACGATAAAGAACGCATCATTATCAGTCAGGTAGTGGTTCACACGATATCCCTGTGGGATCGAACCATTTGACTTCAGTGCGTTGATATCGTTGTCTGCTGTTCCGACACGCATATCTGTTTCGAGCAAACGTGTTGCCACAAACATCAATGCCGGAGGAACAATCATCTTTTGTGGACGGGCCGCGATCAACAGACCACGCTCATCAACAAAAGCCGCTATATCGATTACAGCCTGCTCAAGAGATGTCTCGTTGAGATCAGAGTCTGTAGTCAGGCGGTTCCTATTAGAAATACCCTCTACCGTTGGGTGAGCGGTGTTGAACAGTGTCACACCATCACCTGACTGGAAAGTGGTAAATCCGTTGTTCAGCAGTGCCGCCGCTTTAGTTTGCTTGGTATAAGCCATGGCGCGAGCCAGAGCCTTCGTGTACCTAGCAGACAGCGCATCGTAGAGATTGTCTTCCATGGCTTCCTCTGTAATAGAGAATCCCATAGCAACAGTCTCATGATTGTAACGGGCTGTGAACGCTTCTTGCGCTGTATCGAATGTAATCGATGCGCCTTCATTTTTCACAGGTGCCGCCGCAAAGCCTGACAACTTGACTTCTTCTTCAAAGCTACGCTCTGAGTTTTCAGTCTCGTAAAACTCCGCGTGTTCGTTTTCGTACTTTTCGTACTCAAGTCCGAACAGCGCGTTGAGGCCCGGTAATAGCTCCTTAAGAAGCTGTGAACGTGAAATAGCCATTTCTTAGCTCCTTATGCTAGTCCAAGTGAGTTTTGATATGAATGGACACCAACATTGAGTTTAACAAAAAACTCTGGATATGTGTCCGTCTCTGTTCCCGGGACCACCTCAATGATTCGACAAGCGAGTGTTGAGGTAGCCGCAAGGCTTCCACCGTTTGTTCCCACCGCTAGCGCAACACCAGACAAACCTGTCGATGTAGAGCCTGAGGTGTCGAAATTCAAAGCGGCATTCATACCAACTGCTCCGGCGAAGCCAGAACCATCTGTGCCACTATTGAATGTTCCTAATGCATGTGTGCCTTTAATACGAAAGATCGTATCTGGGTCATCATGCACTCGAACAAAAACTTCCGATGCACCTGCGGTGATTTGTCCCGCTGGCAGGAAGTTACGGAAGGTTAGTTGCGATGAGTTAGCGTCAATAAATCTTGAGCCAACACAAACTCCCATAATACCGGCTGTCGCATCTGCGGCAGTGGCAGGGATTTTAATCGCTGTAGGTGTTGTTGATACTGCGCTCGGCAGTCCCGCTGTAGAAAGAACAACTAAGTCGCCGTTAAAAATAGCGGCGGCGTTATTGGCCTTTACATGGAACTCTCGAAACGCACCTGTAAACGCCTGCATACCAATCTTTTGTACTGGCACCAGACCATACGGGGTCGCTACTGAGGACATTCCTTACTCCTTAATGTCTCTGCGGCAACCCTATTAACTAGGAGTTACCGCTACCAAATGATACTTTTGTTGATCGCTCTGGTTTCAGGACAGGCATGCGGGGATCATTCTCCCGAAGGTAGCTGTTGTCTACTGATTCCATTTGTCGATCATTAACGTCTTGCAGGTATTCCTGTCGAGCTTCTACATTCTCTTTTGTGTTTTTACACAACAAGAGTCCGCCAACTTCTATATTCCCTTCAAAGCGTGAATCGATATCTGACATCACCTGTAATTCAGGATGATCCTCTGCTTTCACAGGCTCCCACCCCTCCCTAAATTTGGCGGATACATTGGTGTTGTCAGCTTGCCCCAACGTGCTTGTCCTGATCCAACGGAAAGAGTAACCCTCTTGCTGTTCTGGATCGGGAATCCGTGCGGCTGGC